TTTACTTTCTGAATTATCAGAGCTTGACGGTAACTTATGACGTTACCAATACAGACGCTATCGACACGCTGGGAAGCGGTTTAACGGCTTACAAATACGAATTGAAGGGTAACTCCTCTTTCGAGCAAGCGGTAACCTCCAGCCGTGAAAACGGAACTACGTTTTTTGACCAAACCTTGAACTTGACCTTGCACAAATTGAGCAAGCAATCCAACAAGGAAATTAAATTAATGGCTTACGGCCGTCCGATTGTAATCGTTGAGGACTACAATGGTAACTACTTTGTTGCTGGTTTGGAACACGGTTGCGAAGTAACCGGAGGTACGATTGTTACCGGTGCTGCTATGGGAGACCTTTCTGGTTACACCTTGACGCTGAACGGACAAGAGCAGGTTCCTGCTAACTTCTTGGACGGTACTTTGTCTGCTGCTGGAATTTCAACTATTGTAACTGGTTCTGATTTTTAATAACCTATGGAAAAGGCATTAAAGATTATGAACGAGATGTCTGCCCAGCGGTTTGAGTTTGCTGCTATTGACGACTTGCGTAGCGATGTTAAAAATCTTTCCGCAAAAGCATCCGAGGTAGAGGCATTTGTTTCTAAATTTAAGCAGTTGAAGCAAGAGTACGATAAAATGGAATCGACTCGTGCTACGCTGGTACGTGAGGCGCAAAACTTGTCTGGCAAGTCAGGCCTTTCCGTTAATGAGGTTGGTAAACAAGCTGCTGCTCTTGGCGTTGACGGACGTTCAATTAAAGAAGTACAACAATGGCAATCTGCCAACCTTGAATTGTTAGGAGCAGTTCAAGATTTAATTAATTTAGGAAAATGAACACAAAACAAAGCGTTTACAACATCCTCGCTTCTATCAATAGCGAGCCAATTAATGTCGAATTAGGTGCCTTCGATAAGCAGGGAGCTGCTGACCGGGACAAGGCTTTTACCGCCGCTTCTACCGCACGTGATTTTGTTGCAAAGGCCAAGGCAAACTTGGACAAGTCATTATTGGCACACAAGAGCCAATTATCTGCATACGACAAGTGGATTAGCGGCCTCCAGAAGCAGGTAGATAACCTACCCGTTACCGGAAACAAAACTACCGACGAATCCAGAAAGAAGGCGGCAGAGTTTAATGTTACCGACGCAAAGAAGCAGCGTGATTTAATGGAGCGACAAATGAAAGAGGTTCAAAAAATGATTTCCGACCTCGCTTCGTTTAAGCTTTATTAATCTAAAAACGATTGCAATTAAGAGAGCCATCCTTCGGGGTGGCTTTTTTAATTAAAACAAAAAGCAACAAACGAGTTATTTGTAAGATGAACATTTTAACTACAAGCGCATCAGCGCAAAATTTGCAAATCATCCCTCGCTCGTTTCCTGCTTCTGTATCAGCACGGCTAACGAACGAATCCACCAATACCACCCAAACGCAAACAATCGCACCTACAAGCGCAAACGGGTATATGACCTTAAATGCTGCTTGGACTTTGAAGGCACAAAACTTTTACCTATTGGAGGTGTTTAGTGGCGTAAATTTGATATACAGAGGCCGGGTATTCTGCACCGACCAAACTAACTTTGAGAAGTTCACCGTGAACGCCGGGGTGTACGACCAAGAAACCGCAGGAGATAATACGTTCGTTATCATATGAGCAATGTAAGATTTATGGCCTTGAACTCCTACGTTAAACCGCAGGTGAAGGAGGTTAGTGGAAAGAACTGGATTGAGTATGGGGATGGTAACGATTATTTCCAATACCTAATCGACCGCTACAACGGAAGTCCTACCAATAATGCTATTATCAATGGCGTTATTGATATGATTTACGGCAAGGGTCTTGCAGCAACAGACGCCGCACAAAAGCCAGACGAGTACGCAATGATGATGTCCTTGTTTACCAAGGATTGTATGAAGAAGGTTGTTTCCGACTTCAAAATGATGGGCAACGCTGCTATCCAAGTCATCTACAACCAAGACCATTCCAAGATTGTAAAGGTTGAGCATATTCCGGTGGAGACCTTGCGTGCTGAAAAATGCAACGAAGAAGGGTTTATCCCGGCTTACTATTACGCCAAGAGCTGGGATAGGGTAGCACAACGCAAAGAGACCCCGGTACGCATTGATGCCTTTGGAATGAGCAAGGCGGGCATCGAGATTCTGTATATTAAGCCCTACAAAGCAGGATACTATTACTACGCCCCAACGGACTACCAAGGTTCACTTCCGTATGCAGAATTAGAGGAGGAGGTAGCCAATTACCATATCAGCAACATTAAGAACGGTCTTGCTCCGTCAATGCTGATTAACTTTAATAACGGCACACCTACCGAAGACGAGCAGACGTTAATCGAAGCACGTATTGCCGATAAGTTTTCTGGCAGCTCGAATGCGGGTCGGTTTATCCTTGCGTTTAACGATAACAAGGAACTCGCAGCAACAATCGAACCCGTACAATTATCGGACGCAAGCGAGCAGTACCAATTCCTTTCCGAGGAATGTACGAAGAAGATTATGGTAGGCCACCGGGTAACAAGCCCGATGCTTTTGGGTATTAAAGACCAAACCGGACTTGGAAACAATGCCGACGAATTAAAGACCGCTTCTATTCTGTTCGATAACATCGTTATCCGCCCTTTACAAGAGGTTTTACTCGATGCAGTAGAAACAGTCCTATCTTTTAACGGAGCGTCTCTAAACGTCTATTTTAAGACCTTGCAGCCGTTGGAGTTTAAGGAGGACGTTGTTGCCCCTTCGGACGTGGTGGAGGAATCTACCGGTATTGAAAGCAGCGGGTTTGGATTTTCTGCCGACGTGAGCGACGAGGTTCTTAACGGAATGTTTGAAGCGTTGAACGAGTTTGGCGAAGACGAGGACTTGGACGAATGGGAATTGGTAGACGAACGCCCGGTTGACTACGAGCAAGAGGAGTATTTAGATTCTATCTTAAAGTTCGCCAAGACCGGGGATGCTTTCCCAAACGCAAAGAGCGAGCAAGACGGCGAAACCAAAGACGGCCGTAAGTACAAGATTCGTTATGCCTACGCACCGGGAGCAACCAAAGCAAACAGCCGTGAGTTCTGTAAGTTAATGGTAAACGCAAAGAAGGTCTACCGCAAGGAGGATATTATGCGTATGCGTAAGCAGGAGGTTAACGCAGGATTCGGGCCTAATGGCGCAGCAACATACGATATATGGCTCTACAAAGGCGGCGCACGTTGCCACCACTTTTGGATGCGTAAGACGTATTTAGCAAAAGCCGAAGGCGTAACTCCAGATGCTAAAAACCCGAATGCAGACGTATCGGTAAACCAAGCTCGTAAGGCAGGCGTCAAGCCAGAGACGAATAACCCAAAGGTTGCAAAGCGTCCTGTAGATATGCCGCACGAAGGATTTTTAAAGCCAAGAAAGTAATGCCAACTGCTCTTTTTATCAAGCGTGAGGATATTGTACGCAATACGGTTATTTCCGGTAACGTCGATACGGATAAGTTTATCCAATTTATCAAGATTGCCCAAGAAATTCACATTCAGAATTACACGGGTACGAAATTGTACGATAAGATTTCCTCGGATATTATCGCCAATACGCTTGCAGGTAATTACCTATCCCTTGTAACGGACTACTTACAGCCAATGCTTATACACTTCGCTATGGTAGAATATCTGCCGTTTGCTGCTTACACGGTAGCCAATGGGGGTGTGTACAAGCACACGAGCGAAAACTCTGTTAATGCAGAAAAAATAGAAATTGATTATTTAGTTGAGAAGGAACGCACGATAGCAAAATACTACACGGAGCGTTTTATTGACTATATGAGCTTCAACCAATCCTTGTTTCCGGAATACAATGAAAACGTCAACGAAGACATCTACCCCGACCGAGATTCCCGCCCGGCCTCGTGGGTGCTATAAGGTAAAGAGCGAGAATCTAATTAAATTAAAAAAGTACCTGGAAAATGGCAAATAGCATCGGTTGGGGCAATATCTACTGCTCCTCTAATTGGGGAGATGAGGATTACAATACGAGGGCAATAGGAGACGTACCTACTTGCTTTGGTAATGCTTATATATATGCGGATGCGTATGTTGCTCGTGTTGCCGCTGATAGCGGAACCACCGAAGGGTACGAGTGTTTAGTTGTTGCTATTGATAAATTAAACTTTAACTAATGTCAAGTTTTTACGATGATGCAAGTTTGGTAGTAATTCCAAGCGGCTATAAGACAAGCAAGATTTACGCAGAGAAGCCGACCGATGGCTCTGGCGATTTGACTTTTACCCGTGCTTCGGGTGCTACCCGTGTTGGGCCAAATGGCCTTATTGAGAAGGTGCGGACGAATCTTGTTTTACAGAGCCAAACTTTTGAAAATGCAAGTTGGCTAAAATACAATGCAACGGCTACCGCTAACACCACAACGGCTCCCGATGGTACTACCACAGCAGATACGTTAACGGATAACGCAACAAACGACATCCACATAACATATCAATCGCTATCCCTTACAGCTGGAGAAAATACCATAAGCGTATATGCAAAAGCCAATACTTTAAGTCACGCTTCTATTTATATTTACGATGGGGCTAATTTTTTTAGCTCTGGAATTTTCAATCTTTCCAATGGAACCGTAAGCGGTGCTGGAAGTATTATTTCAGCAGGCAACGGCTGGTACAGGGTTTCTTTTACGGCAACTATTGCAAGCGGTAGCGGGAATGTTTATATAGCACTTTCTAACGGAAGCACTATTTCATACGCTGGAACTGGGCAGTCAATTTATGTTTGGGGCTATCAGGTTGAAACTGGTGTAGCAACAGCCTACATACCCACCACCACCGCAGCGGTAAGCGTTGGCCCTGTTAGTGGGTTACCCCGTTTGGACTACTTGAATAGTACTTGCCCTCGCCTGTTGCTTGAACCCCAGCGGACTAATCTTGCCACTTGGTCAGAGCAAGCTAACGCATACACTAAAGCCAACGCAACAATCGGAAGCAATGTAGTAGCTTCTCCCGATGGATACACGAATGCTGATTCTCTTATTGAGGATACCACTAATGGCGCTCACGCATTCTTTAACTTCGGGCTTACTACGTTTAGCGCACAATCTTATACCGCTTCGGTTTTTGCTAAAAAGGGTAGCCGAGATTGGTTTGCCTTGCAGATGTACTGGAACACTAACGTGCTGGCGTATTTTAATTTAAATACTGGCGTAGTCGGAACGGTAACCGCTGGAGCAACGGCAACCATTACGCCATACGGAAACGGATGGTATCGCTGCACCATTACTGCTACTGCCGAAGCAAATGCTGGAGGTATTGCTATCTATGCTGCTAACGGCAACAATAGCATTTCTTACGCTGGTACTAACGGCTTGACTGCTGGGTACTTCTACGGCTGGCAGTTGGAAGCAGGAGCCTACGCCACCTCTTACATTCCAACGCTGGGCGCAAGTGTTACCCGTGTGGCCGATGCTGCCAGTAAGACGGGAATTAGCTCGCTAATTGGGCAGACGGAGGGGACTTTGTTTGGTGAGTTTACTTTTACTGGAGTAACGCCTTTAATGCACTTGTTTTGCAGCGTAGCGGGAAGTTATGCAAATGCAATTTATGTACAAACTTTTTCCTCAACTGGAATAAGTATGCAGGTATGGAGTGGCGCAGTTAATCAAGTGGGAATTGACCTTAGCGGTTTATCTGTTGGGCAAAATATAAAGTTTGCGGCAGCATATAAAAATAACGACTTTGTTTTTTATGTTAATGGAACGCAAGCGGGTTCCGATACGAGCGGAACTGTTCCATCTGGCTTATCGCAAATTGAAGTAGGGGGATATAGCGAAGCGGGCTCCCCATTTATTTGGAGTTCATCTACAAAGCAAGCCCTCCTATTTAAGACCCGTCTAACCAACGCCCAACTGGCAGAACTTACCACGTTATGAGCAGTTGGACTTCGTTTGATAAGGTACTGCACTTCGTAGGGGGTGCAATACTTTATCTTATTTCGGGTAGTATGTTGGTCGTTCTTGTCGCAGCAGCAGGCAAAGAATTAATAGACGAAATACGCTACGGAGGATTTGATTACAAGGATTTGATTGC